TGTACAAATCCAGCTCCCATTTTGTCTGTGGTCCTTGTTTCCGTTTCTCCTTTTCTTTTTGATTCAAAGTTTTGATAACCCTGAACTGCTCCTACAATTCCAGATAATCCGGTAGCTACATTTGATATTGTGCCCGGAGATATTCCTTTTAAGATACCTCCTACTCCTCCGCCGCCACTTGTTAGTGTTTGTGTGGGTGCCAATGGGCCTAATCCCTGAGTCATTGGTGCAGCAGGCCCCAATGTCATTCCAGATACCGATGGAGTTCCGCCACCTCCAATTAATTTAGAAAACATTCCGCCACCACTAAACATACTCATAATGCCGCCTCCACCTTTACCACCCATTACCATTTGGCCGATTTTTGGTAACAATAAGGCACCAACTAATGATAAAACTAATGGTATGATATTTTCCGTAACTGCTTTTTGTACATCAAATGATTTTTGTTTAGCTTCAGCTTCTAGTATTTTTTTATTTCGAGTTTCTAAGTTCGTTACTAAATTTGCTAATTCCGCATTTAAATCAGCGTTACGTTTCATCATATCTTGCAAACTCGTATCACCTGCTATAATTCTTATTTTTTCAGCTGCAATATCGGCTTCCATTTGAGCAGTATCAGCCTCTAATTTAAAATTATCCGCTCTTATTTTTGCTAATTTACCATCTTTATCTTTAAGAAATTGCTCTAATATTTTCTGGCTAAATTTGGATTCTAATATTGCCGTTTTTGCGGATATTGTAGCTGTTACTGAATTTAATGTTGATTGGGCCTGTTGAACATTCTTTAAATAATCTTTATTGTCTTTTTGAATATTCCCTTCTTTTAAATCACCAACAGCTGTACCTTGATTACTGAATATACCCTGCAAAGTAGGTAAGCTCATTCCCATAGTTTGTGCAAACTGCTCCTGTGCAAACATCTCCATATTACCTGGATCAAGATTTTGTGCCTTCAATAAATCTATTGCATCTGTTGTTCTACCTTCATAAAATGCCTGCCTAACTTCGGAAAGGTCTACTTCTCTACCAAGCATTGCACTTAACTTCATTTCCGCCTTAATACTATCTTTATAGTTTAAAACCATATTACGACCGGCATCAGCTATTTCATTAAAATCAAGACCCATTGATTGAGCATATGCAACTTGTTTAGCTAATTCCGAAGTGCTTTTTATTTGATATGATAGCATATTTTTTGAAGCTGCTGCCATACCTTTCATTAAGTTTCCTAAATTTAATTTTGCCTGCTTTGCCATTGATTCCAGGCCAGCTTGCATATTTAGCGATGTTTGTAAACTATACCCATCTACCAATTTCATCATTCTTGCTAAATCAGCTACTTCTGAAGCAGCTGCACCTGAATATTTTTCAAATGTTGCTATATCTGATGCAATTTCAGGTGTTGGCATTTGTCCCAATGCTCTACTCACCTCACCCATTGAGCTCGCTATTTGTTCTGCGCTGATTCCAGCAAGTTGTAGTTGAGCAACACTATATCTAACATTACCCAATTCCTTTCCAAATAATGCCGTTTTGGCTGCTGCTCTAAATTGAGCTGCACCCTGTTGTAATTGTGAACTAAATGATATTGCTGCCCTTGCTGCTGCATTGGCTGCATCGTTTTCTAATTTTAATATTTCTTCGGCATTAGAAATTCTACTCTTATCAATCTCATTATTTAATCTACGTCTTATTGAAGATATTTCTACTTCGGAATCTTTTCTCTTTTTTGCAGATTGTATATATTCCTGCCCCACATCAATATCAGCTTGTGCCTGTACAACGGGTTGACTAAACTTTACTTCATTTCTTCCTAACTCTCTTAATAAATCAATACTACTTTGTATTCGCTTGTTGAACATTTCTATTCCAACTTGCATAGGTGCGAATACCGTCTTAGCTGCTAATGCTCCTAATGCAGCTCCTAAGGCCATTAGTGATAGTTTTAAAGTAGTACTATCTTTTCCCAAACTTTTAACTACACCACCCAATTCGTTCATTAATGGTATACCAGAACTGCCAAGTTGGTCAATTGTAGCATCCATTACTTTAAATTCTTCTATGGTAGCATGTGCGGTTTTTTGTGTATTTTTAACTTCGGTATCTATTCCTTTAAATATATTTATTTTTGAACCATCCGGTAAAGTATCATCAAATGCCCTCATTCCTTCGGCCGATAATACAAGAGATCTTGCGGACGAATTATATTTTTTTGCAGCTACTTCCAATCGTGCTGCAGCTGTTTCAGAATCAATATCTTTATCAGCAAGTTGTTGAGCAACATCTATTTGTTCTGTATTATACTCTGCTAATGCTTTTAATTTTGCTTCAACTATTGCGTTGTCTTCTTTTGAAAGATTTGTATTTTTTTGTAGGATAGCTGTTATCCCCTTTGTTAATTCATTTGTTTTTAGGATTCTTTCCTCTGTGTCTTTATAAACATTGTTGTTTTGGCTAATAGAAACTCCCAATGCTGTTAATTCTTTATCAACAGATAATAATCCTATTTTTTGTTTTTGTATTTCTTTTGTTAAACCTTCATGAGTATTTTTTTGAGCTTCAACAAAAGCTCTTGTCTCATCTGAGGTTGTACTCACCAGTTTTAGTCCTTTTATCTGTCTATCTGTTTGTTGAATTACTTTTTCCTTTTGTGCAACTGCTTCTGATTCAGAAATAGTTTGTTCGGCAAGTTGTTGGTCTATTGATGTTAGTTGATCTGTTTCTTTTTTTCGTAATTCACCTATTGTATATAATATGGTTTGGTCTTCTTTTGATATATTTTTATTATTATCAATAATATTTCCAATTTTTGTAAAATCTTGATTTAATTGCTTAACGTATGAATCGGAGGCCTGAAATGTTTTACTGGTTTCTGAGGTCATAGATTTGATATCTTCCAATCTACTATTAAAAAATTCAGTATCTTGTATAATTAATTTACCATTTTTTATGGTTTGATTTTGATTAGCTAGATAACTTTTGTATTTTTTATATCCTACACTTTCTTCTTCTCTTTGTTTTTTTAAATTATCTCTTTCTTTTTCTGAAGATTTTTGCGTTTCGCTTATTGTATTCTTTTTTTCCTCTATTGATTTTTGTATTTCCTTATATTCATCGGATTCACTTTTTGTTGAGGATAATTCTTTTTCTTTTTCTTTAATTTCAGTTCTAAGCGTCTGAACTGTGATTTTTTCTTTAGCTGTATTTTCACCTATTAATTTACCAATATTGTTATACATTTGGTATGATTCTTTGGAAGCTTTCATATTGTTTGAAAGTGTCGCATCAGATTCTTGTTGGTTCGCTTGATTTTGAGTTTGCGGAATGGCTGAGGCCATAGTAGATGATACTGCTGTTACTCCATTAAGATTTACTTTTTGGTCATCTGGTTTTACATCGGATATTTCGGATTGTATGGATTTTGACAAATCATAAGCTTCCGTATTTGGTTTTAATATTCTGATTACCTTACCAGAACCAAAACTACTTATATCATTTAATTCTTCTTGCCTTTGATGCTGCTCTTCTATTTTTTTTATATTACTTTCTAAAAGATGATTTTCTTCTTCTAATTTTTTAATCCGTTCCGTTTGTTCATCAGATAAATCTCCTTCTATGGCACGAAATTTCTCAAGCTCTTTATTATTTTTTTCTAAATGCTTGAGTTGTCCTTTGTAATTTTTCTTAAACCGATTTGATGAACCTTTACCCATTAGATATAATTACTTTGCATATTTATCAATTACGGCATCAATACTTTTTGTATCAAGACCATTTTTTATCAAAAGATTACGAGTTGCTTGCATTAATTTATCGGAATCAGATCTCCAATTATCATATGCTTTTTTATATGCTGGACTAGTTCCTAAATTTTTAAATTTATCATCTAAATCAGCTTCTTCTCCTTTGGCTTTTTTATCAAAAAAATATGATAATAATTTTGCGAAGGCATTTACTTCTACTAATGTTTGTTTGGGCATACTTATAGTATTATTTACTATAAATATTATCTTCTGATTATTTTGGAACTTTTAGATTGGGAGTTAGCCTTTTTTACGGCTTCGTTTTCAGATTCTTTTACTTTGAGCAATTCTCTCCAATAGAACTCTCTTAATTTGATAGGCATATAATACAAATCATGCCAACCGAATCCTCCGTTGGCATAATATGTCATCTGAAATATTTTTTGGTGTAGTACTACTTCGTAGTTAGTCGGCAGGGTAAAAAAAGTTTACTCCAAATGGAATACGAAGAGCCTCCGTTTCCCCCGAATATGGTGAAGTATATTCAAATGTAAGGTCTAAATCAGGAGTAATTTCAGTCATATGCTTTCTTAATCCCTTTGAATCTCCTGCTAATAATCGGTTTGCTACGAAACTACTGATATATCCAAACTCTCTATTACCATCTACTTCGGTAATAATTTTTCTATATCTTGCTGTGATTTCGTTGCCTGTTTTAAGAGTTTTTTCACTAGCTTCAACATCCTTATTAATAGCGATTTCATCACCATGCGTAAGTAACTTAAACTTAACAGGTATTTTTGAAACTGGTAATGTATAAGAATATTCGTTATTACGGTTTAGTAATGATTCATCTATTTCTTTTACTTTTATTTTAGAAAGGTCAACATTAACTTCAACCGGTTCTTTTTCTTCCGGGTCATTTATTGTTACATTGTATTCAGGTCCAAATGCTAAAATTCTACTAGTTACCAATATGGCGTTCTTATCGCCAATTAGTAAATCATTAATGTTTACACCTGGTTCTACTACAACTGATTCTAACAATTTATCCAAATGGATTCCTTTACGAATTAAATTTGCCGAAGTCAAAATATCTTCTTCTTTAGCTGTCATTAATTTAATCGTAACCTCACCCTTAGATAGTGGATTAGTTGTTGGATAACATAGCCCCTTTGATGGCAAACTAATCACTTCCGTTGGAAATGGATATGATCTTGGTTCAATAATTTGTTGTGTAGGTTCTGGTTGTTTTGTAATTCCTCTTGTAACTGCTTTTGTTTCCGCAGATTCGGTCATTGTTTGTTCCATAATAACTTTAATTTTTAAATTATAACTTTGTGTTTAATTATATATATAAGCTTTTTTAAAAAACAAAAGGAATCCACATAAAGCGGATTCCTTTTATTAATTTATTTCGGTTACGATTAGTATTCAAGAATAGCGTAGTCGTAAGAAAGAGTCACCTCTATTGAAAGTGGGTCATTACCACTCCAGTCAAAATCACCGAAGTTAGCCGAACTAATGAATGCTCCTTTCAAAGTCCATTGTTCTACTTTATCACCAACCGGCCCAAGAACGTAGAAGTTACAATCTTTCTTATAGAATGCTGCATATCCATCTCTACCTGTCAAAGATTCGTGCGATTGACGAACCCAGTCCATTACCATTTGTGCTCCTGAAGGAACAATCGGGTCGTAAAGAGTGATATTAATATCATCCCAAGTTGATTTTCCCTTAATCTTTCTTTTAATGTTGATGTGGTCAAGCTCAACTACTTCCGATGTGAATGTAGGGCGAGCTGCTGTCTTAACAACGTAAGACTCAATACCGTCTATCTCCATAATGAACCTGTTGCTTAGCTTCGGTTCAAACTCACGATAGAACATTTTATTAAACTCTAATATTTCTGGCATTTTACTTTATTTTAATTGTTTTATATAAATATTGTTATTTTATTTTTTTAACCACCAAAAGTTGCTCCAGTCGGTAAAATGTTAAAATCAATTTGGATAAATTCCGCCGTCTTCGTTGGTTGTAAGTAGATAGAACCATTCAAGAAGTTTCTATCAATCGTATCAGGCGTATTATTTGAAGCGTCCATTACCACTTTAAAAGC